CCCTAAGGGGGTCCCTGGCGGTAACGTCATCATCATGAGCCCAAGTTATGGATAATAGAATGGTAACTAAGTCGTACGACAACTCGTACTCTGTGGCCGGAGTGAGGCAATTGTACCTAAACAACGGTACGCCCTCTACAAAGACCACTATCACATATAACCAAAGTGATAGCGCGAGTCAGTCGACGATTAATCATCCCTACCCGTACGTGACTGGGGGACCCTGGTCATATACGAGAACAGTCTCTAAGTATGGTGTCCTTAACGGCCGGACGACCTTCGACGCCGCTACCTACGCTATTTACAGCGATTATCAGGCAAGCGGTGCAGTTGGTAATTCGGACGTGGTACCACTCATTGGTTCACGCACTGTCAACGATGTCCTGGCGGAAACTAACCCGTCCAGGCCTGTCGTCGACCTACCGGTCTTCTTCTACGAGCTTCGGGAACTCCCGGAGCTAGTGTGGAAAGAAGGTATACGGTTGTCGAAGCTGCATAAGCATGCGGCCAAGGCCAATCTCATTCTCGAGTATGGCTGGAAGCCGCTTCTTCTTGATCTGGCGTCCATGTTGGACTTTCAGACTGAGTTCGAAAAGCGTAACAATGAACTCTCCAAGCTTTATCGGCAAGGAGGGTCGAGACACAAGAGGCAACTAGGCAAGGGTATAAAGATTAACCCTGAGGTAAACCAAGGCGCGATCGGTAAAGGAACCGGTCTCGACCTAGTGACCCAGAAGGTGACTGAAACCCAGAAATGGTGCAGTGTTCACTGGGTGCCCGATGAGGACACCAAAGCAAGCACTCCATCTATGTCCGCGCGCCGAGCGGCCCTCTTCAGGGCTATGCTCGGTTTGCACGTTCATCCTAGTCTTGTTTGGGAGGCACTCCCGTGGAGTTGGCTCATGGATTGGTTCGGCGACGTTGGCAGCTTTCTGTCTGCGCGTCGGAACTTCCTAGGCTTTCACATTGGGGCGTGCTATACCATGCAGCATACTGTGTGGGAAACCCGGCATTCAGCCATCACGCGAGTGAGCGCTGGCCCGGGGGCTAACTTCAGTTACACTCCTCCAGTTTATCGGAAGGAGTCGAAGTCCCGCAGTACATACACTGGTCCTACCATTCTAGCTGGTCTGCCGATCCTCACGGGTCGACAGATTGGTATTCTCGCTTCGCTTGCAATCCTCAAGCGATGACCACCTCAGAAAAGGAAAGTCATGCTTACTGATCCGCAAACCGTCACCGTAAACGCCGTGGCTAAGAATATGTCACGGATTCGTGAAGGCGACGGGACCTCGGTTTATCGCCTAAGGTCCACCACTGACGAATATGTCCTCACTATCAAGCAATCCGACGGGAAGATTTCCGGCGGGCTGGATGGCGAAGGGCATGTCGCCAAGCTCGAGTATACCGTCTTCGCGACGGCTACCGTGCCTCAGTCAAAGGTGATTACGTGGTGTACTATCCAGAACCAAGACGGCGCCGACCTGACAGTTGTCAGGAACGTCGTTCTGGGACTGTGTGCATACCTCACGTCGTCCACCATCGACAAGTTGCTTAACGGGGAGAATTAAACCTCCTCCTCGCGGAGCGACAAGTGGTGTTGTGCAGTAATGCGCAATTTGCGCGGATTAGGTTCAAGCATGAAGAAGGAGATAGCATGGCTAAATCATCTTCGTGGCATGAACTTTTCCAGGGAGCGTACCAGGCCCTTTATGGTGACCTGGCAGCGCTGTTGCCTTCCGCAAACCGCAAAGCGTGCGATTGGGATCTCACTCAATTGACGCGCCTAGCACTGAATAGAGGCCAACGGTACTACACCATTGACCTTCCTGAGTTCGGGAAAGCTTTCGAGCAATCCTTGACCCAAGGCTCTCTCGTTCGCATGTCGATCCCCGGCTTTGCAAGGCTGAGGACACGACGTGGGAGAGACCAGAGGCCCAGACTCTTCTGGGCGTTCTTGTCTAGAGTATTCAGTTATGATGGCACTTTACGAGCCCATCCTTGCACCACCTCGATCTTCGCGATTAGGCAGCTATGCTACCTGTTTAAGAAGATAAAGGGGGACTGCGATGATAAATTTCTCTACCAAGCAGTGGATGAGCTTGTTCGTATCGAAGAGGTTTTACCGGAACCGGACCTTGACTGGTCCGATACCGCCTCTCCGTATAGCAATCCTTGTCATCTTGCTAATTTCCTTAGTCCCGTTAAGGGCTTCGGCGACGAGCTTGGTGAACGAAGAGCGCTATGGGTGTCCGAGCATGGAGTGTTCTACCAACGGGTCTTTGACCTTATGGTTTCAATGCTCCCTGTCTTTGATCCCTACGATATTAGGTGTAGTCATGGACCTGGTGCTGTTTCAGACGTGGGAGGAGGAGGATCCAAATACTCCTTCCCCACATGGTCCGATCAACTGGAGTCGGTCTTCCCATTCGACTGGCACGGATCGAGCTGCTTCTTGCAGTTTGAAAAGTACCCGTTAAACAAGGAGGCCGAGTCTAAGCTGATAGCTGTCCCAAAGACTCAAAAGGGCCCGCGGCTCATCGCCTCGGAACCCGTATCAAATCAATGGGTGCAGCAAGGGCTGCTATCGTGGTTCTACGATGCCTTCGAGTGCAAGCACACGGTTTTTGGCCGTGTCGTCTCACAATCGATAACCATCAAAGATCAAACCCTTAACCAAGAGAAGGCCAAGTTGGCCTCACTCGGGTGGGGGTCCACCATCGATCTAAGCTCTGCTTCAGACCGTCTGAGCTGCCGTCTGGCCGAGAGGTTCTTTAGGCGCAAGCCTGAGCTTCTCTCTGCTATGATGGCATGCCGAACGCCGATCCTGGTCAATCAACTCGACCAGAAGCTTCCAGAGCGCTTGCGCTTGAAGAAGTTTTCGACGATGGGCTCAGCATTAACGTTTCCCGTCCAGACCCTGGTGTTTTATGGTATAGCGGTGGCCTCCCTCCTTCGGGTGAGAGGTCTTAAGCCAACCATCGGCAACTGGGCAACTGTGACGAGAGATGTATGTGTCTACGGCGACGATATCGTTGTCGCCGCGGACGCCGCGGAAGCCCTGACGCTGGCATTGTCAGCGTTAGGACTCAAGGTCAACACATCGAAGACCCACTCGGTTGGTAACTTCCGAGAGTCTTGCGGTGCTGACTGGTACAACGGGGAGTGCGTAACTCCCTCGTATATCAGGTCTGACTTTGACCCGAAACATCCAGCTTCCCTTAGCGCAGTTATTGAAGCGTCAAACAACTTCCACAAACGGGGTTTATGGCGTGTAGCTGACTTTTTGCTAAAGAGGGTCCCGGAGAAGATCTTGAAAAGGATCGCAATCTGGGATGGGAAGTCTGCCGTCGCTGGCTTGTATAGCTATGTAGGGTCCAAAGTATCGCATTTGAGACAGCGATATAATGAAACTCTGCACCGCTATGAGGTTAATGCGCTGATTCTTAGCAGCATCCTGCCTCCTGGCGAGCCTGACGGTGTCGAACGATTACGCCAGTATTTTACTGAAGCGCCGGACCCACTTGTTCACATGTTCAAGTGGCGTCCTAAGCTTGTCGGTCGACAGATCCCGGTATTCCGGGAGAGGTACCTGCC